ACAAATGCGCCGTAGGATCCCAATGCGTTCGTACCGACGAAGATAGTACTTTACCTTAATATAATATGACTCGTAGAAGATATAGCACTACTTCCGTTAATTTTGAAGGTTTTGCTCTTCCCGTTAGACATTCTCATTGGGGTTATCTGGCCGGTGAGGCTTATAATACTTTCACCAAAAGATATAAAAAAAGTATGCCTCCTATTAACAAATCTTTTGCTTCTAAAGCTTTTCATGATGAGTCATACGGTGGCATTGCCACCTCATCTGAATCTTGGGTAACTGTTAATTCTGGTAACCCTAAATTGAAACGGGTTTTAAAACAAGGTATTACTTATAGGGATCAATATGGTCTTGAAATCGAATGGGTATCTAATACTGCGAAGTTTACTACTATATCTGCTATTGGTACTAAAGAACAGTACAATACAAATACTCCTGATGGCCAATTTACACGGTGGAGTGTTTTTTATAAACCTGCTTTTTCTTTTAATCCTAATCAGTTAATTACTGGTGGAGATTTAGTTACATTTCCTTTAGGACCTACTGTTAACGATTGGGTTGGTTTTTCTCACGGTACTGCATATTACGATTTTCTGAACCACACTAATTTGCCATGTTATGTGAAAGTGCACTGGTTTAAATCAATGGTTCCTACTTCGGAAATGCCTTGGACTGACTTTTCTCAATCTGCTGATGCTTCTCCTTATAATACGTCTCTTACATTTCCTGCTGGTGTAGCAGCCCCTACTCAATCAGGATCTGAAAAGCTTATTTCTAACTTTGTTGGAAGTGGCACTGCTTATCCTAATTGTGTTACTCAACCATATACTAATCTGTTATCACGGAGCCAAGTTAAGAAGAACTGGAAGAAATTGAAGACTAAAACATTTACTTTACAAAGTGGTGCTTCTCATAGAATGACTGTTAATCAAACTTTTAACAATTTTCATTCTAAGTCTGGTTTACTTGATGAACCAATTATTCCTAAGGGTGTTGTTATTTGTGTTATCGAGACACAAGGTGCCCCTTCACACTTACGTGAAGCAGTTGCGACACCTACTTATGATGGACCTACTATTGGACCTGGGAAGATTTCAGTTGTTGTCACTAGGAAAGTTGTTATCAAGCCTATGAAGAATTCCACTGACAGATTTGATCTTACATATTCTGGTCGTGGTAATGTTTTAATGAACGGTACTATCCCTAATACGGATGTTATGGGTGATATAAATATGGAACCTAATGTGGGAGAAGTACTTGGATAATATATTATTAATTATATCTTGCCTCAGCTAATCTACTAGTCCAATAAGCAATCATTCTAGTATGACGTTCACTATAAGATGCTCGTTGATCAACACTAAACATTAAAGGAGGATGTGCAAGTTTAAACTCTGCTTTTACAATTTCACGTCTAAGTTTAGCAATCACTTTGGCACAAGCAATATCATCAGTAGCCCAAGTATTAGGGAATTGTTCAACCCCATGGTTAGACCAATCAATAAAGGGATTATTAGACATATCAAGAAAGGAAGTCATTTCAGATTCGGAAAGCATACTTTTTATGCGGGGGGAATGCCCTCTTTATATATACATTGCTTACGTAATCATGAAACGTCGCTTACGTAATCATGAAACGTCGCTTACATAAGCAAAAAATACATCTTCTCCGACTTGGGGCCGGAACTGGTGAGGGCCCTTGGAGGAGTATATCATAATATAATATTAACAATCATTACTATACGGGATAGTTTGTAGTCAGGGGGGGTTGCAAGGGGGGGAACGCCCCTGCGCTGCTTACGTAATCATAAAAACGCCACATTAGTATAAAAGGCGCGCACAGAAGGTCCAGCAATATTATTACCTGGACCTTCTGTGCCTGTGCCTCGGAAAAATATGAGAAACAGAAATTTTGTATTTACGTGGAACAACTACACCGAGGAATCAAAGAATCAATTAGCTAGACTAGTAACCGACCTAATAGCCAAGTATGTAGCCTATGGAGAAGAAACCGCGCCAACAACAGGCACCAAACATCTACAAGGATATATAACTTTTAACAATCCCCGTACTGTAGATCAGGCGCGTTTGAAATTACCAGGCTGCCATGTTGAAACTATGTTAGGGTCTTTAGCCCAAAATGAGGATTATTGTAGCAAGAGTGGTCAACTTACTGAACATGGAGAAAAGCCTGTCACTAACGATAACAAGGGTAGAGCCGAAAAACTCCGATGGCAACGCGCTCGCGACTTTGCCAAAGAAGGAAAACTAGATGAGATCGATGCCGACATCTTTATTAGATGCTACTCTACCCTTAAACGAATTAAGTCAGACTATGCAAGAAAACCTGAACCTCTCGACCCCGTATGTATATGGATCCATGGAACTACCGGAACTGGGAAGAGTTATGCTGTCGAAACGAGATTTCCTGGTTGTTATAAGAAATGTATGGATGATCTCAAATGGTTCGATGGATATTGTGGGGAGGAAGCCGTTTATCTTGAGGATATTGACAAGTATCAAGTTAAATGGGGAGGTGTTCTCAAGCGTCTCGCTGATAGATGGCCTATGCAAGCTTCTATTAAAGGATCAATGGCCTACATCCGCCCCAAGTTTGTACTGGTTACCAGCAACTATAGGATTGACGAAATCTGGTCAGATCCTCAGACTGTTGAACCTCTTCAACGAAGATTTATTGAAGTTGAGAAATTGAATAGGGATCAACAAATAGACTTTGACCAAATTAATTAATAAATGCCTTATGTCAGAAGAAGTTCTTATCGCCGTGCTCGCCCTGTTTCACGCCGGGTTACTTACACTCGCAGGCGTTCAGGCATACAAATGCGCCGTAGGATCCCAATGCGTTCGTACCGACGAAGATAGTACTTTACCTTAATATAATATGACTCGTAGAAGATATAGCACTACTTCCGTTAATTTTGAAGGTTTTGCTCTTCC